GCTGGTGCTCTCGCTAAAATGGATCCTACCTTTATTGCAACCGTATTCACTGCTTCTGCTGCAACCTTTGGTATTAACACAATGAAGAAGGGTGGTGATGATGATGAAAAGAAGGAAGAACCAAAAAGGGAAGATGTCGTAGAATCTCTCCCTGAACTACCAGCACCAGAAGTTGCTGCCGCAGAACCAACCCTTGAGGAAAGAGTTGAAGTTCTAGAGGGCCAAGTTCAACCCCGTACCGGTGGAGCATAATGTCTAAGTCTGCAAACAAAGGCAAGAAAGGTTCTTCTGGAGGACAAAAAAACTCTAAACAGAATCAAGGTAATGCCACTGCCAAAAAAGCAAAGAATGGTGGAAAGAAAAAATGATGGAATTGATTGCTTTTATGATTGTTGGTTACACTGAGATTAGTCCAGGACAATGCCAACTTGAATATTTTAGATATAATGAAATACACTCGCTGGTTGTACCATGCCAAGAGAATGGAACACTCCAAAAAGGGAGTGTTGGAATGCTCCCATCCATCAAATACTTAAAGCTATAGATAATCACACCCGTCTTCACATGGAGACGGGTGATTTTTGGCATGAAGAACAGGCCCAGATCTTGAGAAAGTATGTAAAAGATTTGAAAGTCTGGATTCATAAACAAGAAGGTTGGTGGAACGAATGAAAAAGTTACTCACCTCAGTTGGTTTAGTTTTATCCTTAGCATTTCCTGCTATGGCGTCATCACTAGCGCCAACACAACCAACAGTAAAACCATACAGTCCAGCAGCAATGGGTTGTATGATTCTCCTAGAATGCACTGAAGGAGTAGAAAAACTCACAGTAGATTCTGAACTACTAAAGGATCCAGACTTTGATCCATTCAGAGAAGAACTAACAAGAATTATTACTGCTCTTGATGGTGTAAATGTTCCCGTTTATGTTGCACCAGAAAGATATTTTACTCCAAGGACAGTAGGATTATATAAACCAAACTACAATCGTTTCTTTGTGAACGAACAACTTCTCAAAGATCCAAGAGAGTTTCTTGGAACGATGAGACATGAAGGATGGCATGCCGTACAAGATTGTATGGGTGGTGGGATTCAGACATCATTCATGGCCCAGGTTCATCAGGATTCAGAAATCCCTGCTTGGATTATGAAGAATACTAGATTGACCTATGAATCTATGATGCAGAGTCGTGCTGTTCCCTGGGAAGCAGATGCTAACTGGGCAGAAGAACAATCGAATGTTACTGCTGAGAAGTTAGAGATGTGTGCTAAAGGTCCACTGTGGGATCAGATGAGACCAACTCCAATGACTATGGATTGGTTAATTGGTTGTGGATTTATGAAACCACAAGAGGGTAAGTATCCTTATTATCCAAATAAAAAAGTAGAGTATTGTACAGAAGGAAAATATTAGAAAGACAATCTAGCTGATAATTTTTTAGCGATTTTCTTAGGAGGGGCGTAGAGAATCAACTTGAGCAACTAATCGTGTACCTTCAGATGAGTACTCAAAAATATCAATGTGACCTGATTCAGCCATTACATAATGGAGAACAGGTTTAACTTGTTTGATCTTAATTTTGAATTTATTTTTTGCAGCTTCTTTTAAAAATGGTTCTGCTGCACTTCTTAGACCATTAAAAACTGCGGTTGATGCTATTGTAGCTGCAGTTGTAACTACAGCTACAGCACCAGCCGTAGCAACAAGAGAAGGGTCAGGTAAATTAATATCGACTCCATAAACGGAAAATGTAGGTTGAGGTTTATCTACTGGAACTTCTGCAACTGTAGGTACAGTTTGAGACAGAGGAGTTTCGTTAACTTGGGGCAGTTGAGGAGGGGGAGTAGTATCAGGTAACCCCCTTGATTTTTCCTGTTGTTCTTGTGCCTGTTTTTCACGTTCTGCTTTTACTGCAGCATCAAACTCTGCTTGAGTTGGAACATTAATGACTGGATACTTTATTGCAGTATTCGGAACATCAATGATAGGAACTTCCAGTCCACGAACAACAGGCGCTTCTACAGAACGAACATTTGGTCTGTCTATAGTTGAAATTACAGATGGACCAGATATTCGATTTATGTTTGCACTTGGTACATTGATCGGATTATTTCCGATTATTGTTCTTAGATTTGGATTATCAATTGATTGTATTGGTTCCATTGACCACATCCCCAACTCTTGGATATTTCACAACAACATCAGCACAAATTTTGTGATAAGGACTGTCCGGATGGAACATAATTCCTGACTTGTATGCTTCACCGCATTTTAAAAGTCTTACAAGTTCAAAATCTAAACGTGCTTTGTCTGCTTCTGCTTGTTGTCTTGAGATTTCAACTTTGGCTCTTGATTTGCATAGTTCTTGCAAAGAACCATCTAGAGGAATATTAAAACCCATGGATAATCCAGCATTTCCAGAATAAGATGGAAATTGTTCTGGATCTTGACTTGCATTTCCATTACCAATAATAAATGGTGATATGGAAAATGTGGGGCCTTGACATGAAACTCCAGATCCAAAAGTATTCAAAGCAAAAGGGCCTTGAAGTACCTGAACTGCCTGGTTAGTTACATTACCAGTAGCAGATGCTGAAGGTCCAGCAATGTTTGTATTACTTGGTGCTGGGGCAGTTTGAGCAAATGCAGTTCCTGTTGAGATTACTGCGTAAAGACAGAGATTGATGTAGTGGTTGATTGGGTTTCTGTAGTACGGTCTATCCATGTTTCTTTTGCCACTCCAGGTCCGAGGTAGGTTTCGCTGAACTGGAATGGAGCACCTTGCGTCATAATCGAATAACCAGCACCCCTTTGAGGAACGCCAGGAATGTTGATGTTCGTACCAGTTACAGTATAAGATTCACCAGTTGTATATTCAACTTGGCGGATTGTCTCTATAATCTTTGTAGTAGATTCTGTGGTTGCATTGATTGTACCCCTCGTAAAATTGGGCACAACACTCTCAGCGTAAACGGGAGTACAGATGACTCCCGCCGCTAAAAGCAAAGCGGGAGTTAAATGTCTCATTTGAATACGCTTAGTTCAATGGCTCTTTGACCTGTTGCGGTAGTTCCAGCACCACCAGCTGTAATAGTAGGAACGCCAGTTGGAGAGAGAGTACCTGCGAGGGATCCCTTCTCACCACCAACTTGAGTTACAGTATCTCCATAAAGATTTGGAGTTCCGATAACACCATTCGTTACTGTTTGAGTGGTAACAGGAGTATCCGCAGCATTAAAACTTTCTGAGAAAGTAAATGCTTGACCTGGAGTATTAATGTCGTAGGTTCCAGCACCACCTACACCACCAAAGGATGAGGATTGGATATTGGTTCCTGACGCTGAATATGAAGCACCGATTCTGGTTGATTGAACTGCAGCACCATCAACTTTCAATTGTACGGAATCAGTAATTCTTGATGTAATTTCAGCAGCATTAACTGGGATAGCGAAGAATAACGAAAAGGCCAATAATAGTCTTTTCATTGTTCTTATGATTTTTTTTCAGAGTTACAATAGCAGAAACATTCATTGTGTATGTGTGTGTTTGTACGCCACATACAGAAAGTGCAGCTGTAGTTCCATTTCTTCTTATCTGAATATTTGACTGGACAGTATTCGTTGCTGCACCTGCTTCCCATTTTACCATTGCATTTATACAATAGTTTCCTGCAACAGTTGGGGTGATACGATTATTTCCAGAGTTGAACCAATTATTACCATCACTAATTGCAGAAAATCCTATCAAAGTATCGGAAAGACTAGTTATAGTTTGGTTTGAGGTTCTTGCTAGTTTTACATAATAATTTCCGGCAGCATTTAGATTACCAGATAATATTGCATTACCTGTTGGTGTAATTTGGAAGGGCGCTGTTCCATTTGCAGCATTCGCATCATCCTCTCTGAAAAATCTAAAGTTGTTTGTATCACCATCATTATCAATATTCCAACGATATGCATTACCTGGCTTTGCTCTAAAAATAAGTCTGCCGTCTGCACTTGAATTATTGAGTATCTGTATTTTAGGAAGAACTGATAATGCTTCGGTTGCAATTGTTGTTCCAATACCAACATTACCAGTTGAATTGTGTATTCTTATTCTTTCACTTCCACCAACTTCTACTGAAAGATCAGTTGTGTTTGCAACATTTATTCTTCCAATTAGTCCAGTTGAATAATAAAAAGATAAGAGTGATCCAGCCCTATCCTGAATATTAACTCTTGAGGTTCCAACAGATCCACCAATAATATTAGAACCTGCTCTTACAATTCCATCCCCATCATTTGATACTGCAAAAGTATCTGCAAATATGCCAGCAGCAAAGGATCCAGCAATTGATACATTACTTGTTGGAAGTGTTGTTCCTACTCCAAATTTACCAGAAACATATCCACCACCAGTTACTTGAAGTAGTTGTGATGCAGTTCCTGTTGAGGTTGTAGTTCCTACTAATAAGTTAGTCCCAGAGTTAATTGCAACAGTTCCAAGACCAGCAGTTGGGCCAATATTAATTTGAGTAAATGAACCAGAAAGACCACCAGTTCCAAAATTGATTGTTTTGGTTGTTCCTACACCAGAAGCACCTGCTTGGATATCAGTTTGTTGTGAAGCAGTTGAACGACCAAATGTGATTGTTCCAGTTCCAGAAGTTCCACCAAATGTTAGTGTTCCTGTTGTTTGGTTAGTTCCAAAAACGTGAGTGCCTGAAGTATTACCACTTAATGATAATAAAGCTGCAGCACTTAATGTTCCGTTGAATGTTTGTGTGTTAGTAAATGTCTGTGATATATTAAGAACTGCAAGTGTAGCAGTTCCAGTGATTACAGGTAGGTTGAGAGTTCTATCAGCAGCAATTGCACCACCAGTAATTGTATACCCAAAAGTGTTCGCTGGGTTTCTTATTTGTAATCCTGATGATTGGAAGGTTCCTACACCAGAAACATTCAATTGTGATACTGAAGCAATACCACTGATAACTGATCCTGCAGTTACAATACCCGTAAAAATACCATCTCCAGAAACGTGTAATGCAGCTTGAGGGACTGTCGTGTATATACCTACTCCAAGATCACTCACTCTTACTACTTCATTTACTGCAAGAGTTCCTCCAGCAAATAGAGAAATATACTTTGCTGAGGCCCCTGCACCAATAGCTAAGTTGCCATCGGATGTATACAAGTATCCATCAAGAGGTCCACTAATGGTCCAAGATGATGTAGTGAATCCAGTATTATTAATGCCAAGATTAACATAATTTGAAGTATCGGTTCCAGAATCTGCAGTAATAACTAGATCACCAGAAGCATTTGTACCAGAAAGTGAGTTTCTGATATTAACTTGCCCATATCCATTTACACTTGATGTAAGATCTGCAATAGCATTGGCGAGACCTTGAGTTATTGTTGCACCAACTCCACTTACTGTAAGTCTATATGGTGGATTGGATGCAGTACTTCCAATACCTACGGACTCATTAATAGCAACTCCATTTTGGAATGTTTGCAATTTAATTACACTATTATAATATAATTCAACACCAGCATCAGTATTAAATACTGCCATTAATCCAGCACCAGGTCCACCACCACTCTTTCTAAGTTGTATTCCTGTTCCACCATCTCTAATGATGAGATTGCCCGCACTTGTATTTTCAATGTAACTATCTAGGCCACTATTGAATAGTTGAAGTTCATTACCAGATCCAATTAATAGTGATCTATTACTTTCAATATGAACATCATTGTAGAAAGTTGTAATACCTGAAACAGAAAGATTTGAAGAAATTCCTACTTGATTTACTGATATATTTGGAGTTCCAGTAAGTCCTTGTGATAGTGTGGAGATTCCTGCAGTTGTTGCATATCCAGATGTTGTGGAAACACCAGATGTTCCTGCATAAGTTGCAACTCCAGACACTCCTGCATAAGTTGCAACTCCAGCTAAGTTTGAGTAAGTAGAAACTCCAGATGTTCCTGCATAAGTTGCAACTCCAGACACTCCTGCATAAGTTGCAACTCCAGACACTCCTGCATAAGTTGCAACTCCGGCTAAACTTGCATATCCAGAGTTAGTTGCAGTTGTTGCAGTACCTGTAAGATTTCCTACAAAACCACCAACAGAAGTAGTAACTCCAGATATTCTTGCATTATTTTCAAACGTTATATCAGTCCCTGCAAATCCAATTACTTTAAATCCCGATGCATTATTAATTTGACTTGCACCAATAGTTCCTTGGAAAGCTACGTTTCCTGTTGAGTTGTAAATAAAGAACGAGTTTGTTCCATCTGATGCTTGAATATATCCACTAGAAGGTCTAAAAGAAGAACCTGTTACAATACCAGAAGCATTTACTCCTCTAACAACAGTAAGGTCTCTATCATTAAACTGAACAGAACCTGCAGCTAATCTTGTTCCAACAGGGAATTGGGTACTACCGATACCAACTGCATAGTTACTCAACCATGCATCCGTATTAAGTCCAGCAAAACTTCCAGACTTAAACCACATAATTTTTTTGTATGTGGGAGGATTGGTTTCAATACCAGCGATGAAAAGACTGACAAGGGGAGTTCCTTCTGTTGATGCAACTGCTATGCCACCATGATTTGCAGTATTATCAGTAGAAGCGTCTTGACCTGAAATATTTGTGGTAAATCCAAGAACAATATCTGCGTCTTTAACCCTAAATTCATCGGATATCACATATGCAGATGTGCCTCCAATAGTAATATTTCCGGTTACGTTCAGGTTATTGTTAACTTGTAAGTCATTACCAATAGTTACGTTTCCAGGAATAGTGGGATTGTTTGCAATGGAAACTATAGGAGAAGAACCTTCACCAGTTCCACTAGTAACTGTAATTTGATTTGCAGTTCCAGTCAGGTCTCTTACATAATCTCCAGTAGTATCGGTTCCAAGACCAACGGAGTTTGGTTGAATTGTCGCTGCTAGAGATACATTACCAGTTCCATCAAAACTAACTGAAGAAGCGACAACATCTCCAGTTATTTGGAATGTTCTTGAGTTTTGTAACGCTGTGGATACTCCAGCTACTCCAGCGTAAGTAGAAACTCCTGAGTTAATTGCATAACTAGAAACTCCAGCTAAAACTGCATAACTAGAAACTCCAGCATTTGTCGCATAGGTAGCAACTCCGGATACTACTGCATAACTAGAAACTCCAGCTAAAACTGCATAACTAGAAACACCAGCATTAGTTGCATAGGTAGCAACACCAGCTACACCAGAATAAGTTGAAACGCCAGTTAAAACAGAGTAAGTAGAAACTCCTGATACTTCAGAGTAAGTTGCAACACCCGCAACTCCCGCATAAGTTGAGACACCTGCCAGAGCTGCATATGTGGCTCCACCTGCATTAGCAGCAAAAGTTGCAAGACTAGATACTCCCGCATTAGTTGCATAAGTTGCTACTCCAGCTACA